GTGGGCGAATGAGGAGGGTGTTCCGTTTACTTTGTATTGTACTGCGATTAGTTGTTATGACCTTGACCAACTACAAAAGAAACATCCCAAGTTTTTGGAAAACACCACTATTGGTGCAATGGTTGATCTTATCCTAATGAAAGCAACGGATGAGGGAGGCGAGAAACTGTTTAAACACGCTGAAGATCGCATTGATTTAATGGGGGAGGAAACAGCAGTTATCTCTAGTATCGCTCAGCAAATGTTTGCAGAAATTGAATCGGTTGAAAATCAAATAAAAAACTAAAACGCGATCATTCAAGGATGAGTTTATTAGCTTTGGCTGATCGCTTGCACATGTCTATTTCAGAAGCACAACAAATGTCCGTTACCCACTTTAACGAGTGGATGGCTTACTTCCAAATAAAGAGCGAACAAGATGGCTGAGAACACCAAGATCATAATCAGTGCAGTTGACAAGACCAAGAAAGGTTTTGGTTCTGTCGGCCGGGCTTTAGGGGGTTTGACTAAATCAATCTTTAGCATGCGAACTGCTTTAATTGGTGTCGCTGGTGCTGCTGGGTTTGGATTGCTTGTTAAGTCGTCTTTAACCTCTATTGACACGCTTGCTAAAACAGCTTCTAAAATTGGCACAACAACTGAGGCGCTAGGGAAGCTGCGTTTTGCAGCAGAGCTTAGTGGTGTGGCAACAACTACAGTTGATATGGCAATGCAGCGGTTTACTCGACGGCTTGCTGAAGCGGCAAAAGGAACTGGTGAGGCAAAAGGCGCATTAAAAGAATTAAACATTGATGCCAGGGCGTTAATGAAGCTATCTCTTGATGAGCAAGTTTTGGCGCTTTCAGATGCGTTTGGTAAACAAAAGAACTCTGCTGATAAAGTACGTTTAGCAATGAAGCTTTTTGACTCTGAAGGTGTGGCGCTAGTAAACACTCTTGGTTTAGGGACTGAAGCTCTCAAAGAGATGTTTGGAGAGGCTGAGTCTCTTGGTTTTATCATGTCCTCAGAAGCATCAAAGGGCGTGGAAGAAACGAACGATTCAATCACAAAACTAAGTCGAGTAATTAAAGGAATCAAAGATCAATTTTCAGCCGCACTTGCTCCTGCAATTAAACTGGCTGTTGAAAAGTTACAAGAATTAATATTAGAAGCAAAAGGTGCTGATGGTACTTTTAAATCATTTGGCAAAAGTCTTGCAGTATCGTTTCTGAATGCCACTAAAGCGGCTATTCTTGGCTTAGATAAAATACTAGAAGCGACGGCTGATTTCTTTGTTGACGCTAACGTGTTTCTTAATTCATGGAATACGAGAGCCGCACAATCTCAAGTTGACCATCTATCACAGAAGCTGGCGGGGTTGCAAGAAAATCTACTTGAAGCTAAAAGTGGAAAGAATGTATTAACCACCATCAGCGATGCGACAGGTGGCATTCTGAGCTTCAGTTCTGCTAATCATGTTTTTGTGACTGGTTATCAAAAAGATGTGGATGAGGTTACGGCAAGTTTAAAACGAGCAAAAGAGGAGTTACTGAGTTATAAAACCATTGACGACCCTTCTAAGCCAAGTTTTTTGCGAGATTTAATAACCCCAGAATTCGTAGCAGGGTTCGATGATTTAATTGCCGCCATTGACAAGACAGGAGACGCAACGGAAAAAGTAATTACACCCGATAAAATAGAAGGATTAAACCATTATGGAAGAGCAGTTGTTGCCTTAAAGCAAACTTTTGAAGATTTTAAAAAAAACTTGCCAAGTTTGGAAGAGGGTGTAACAAGCTTTACAAACAATGCAATGGGTGCATTTACTAAAGGATTCACCGATGCTATTACTGGGGCTGAGAAGTTCTCTGATGCAATGAAAGCGATGGCTAAGTCTGTTATTGATAGCCTTATACAAATGCTCGTGCAGTATTACATTACTCAATCTATCTTTACCGCGATTACCACAGCGTTCCCTGGTGGTGGTGGTGGCGGTGGCGGTGGTACAAACAAATCTAATCCGCATGGGTCTTTTGACGGTGGCGGCTTTACCGGGATGGGTTCACGCTCTGGCGGTGTCGATGGTAAAGGTGGCTTTAATGCAATACTTCACCCTAATGAAACCGTTATTGATCACACCAAAGGAACAGGCGGTGGTCAAGGTGTCACGGTTAATCAAACAATCAACGTCACCACAGGCATACAAAGCACTGTAAGAGCAGAGATCGTTCAGCTAATGCCTCAGATAGCGCAAGCGGCTAAAGGCGCTGTGGCAGACGCTAGAGTGCGCGGTGGTAACTTCTCTAAAGCAATGGCAGGAGCTTAATCAATGCCTTTATCTTTTCCAACTGTCGGTGTGGCTAATATGTCGATGCGGTTGCGTCGAGTGGTTGCAGTGTCAGAATCACCCTTTACATTAGACACTCAGGTTTTTGCTCATCAAGGCGCTCGCTGGGAGGCAGAGATTAGCTTGCCACCCTTAAAACACGCAGAATCGAGATCGGTTGAGGCGTTTATTGTTGGCCTTAAGGGGCGCGAGGGGACGTTTACCTTTGGCAATCCTTTGCACACAAGCAGCATAGGCAACAACACAGTCTCTAGCGCTGCAATTAGGGCTGAAACCTTTGCGCTTACCGGGGGAACAGGGGCGATCCCAGCTGGCACTTATTTCAAGCTAAACAATTTCCTTTATTTAGTAACCTCTGACAAAGCAGCAGGGGCAACTGCGCTTAACTTTCAGCCGCCTTTGCGTCTTGCTGTTACGTCATCCAGTGCAATTACCTTTAACTTACCAACTACCACCTGGCGAATGGCCTCTAACGATGTTGGCTGGTCTATAAATCAAGCAAGCATTTATGGCTTTAGCTTTGCTTGTGTTGAGGTTTTATGAGCAGAACCTTAACCAGTGGTATGGTCGGGGTCACAACCGATCAAGTTGTGCGTCCTGCCTATTTTGTGCGAATGCAATTTGATTCAAGTGATTCCCCTGCCGTCCTAAATATTTGGTCTGGCGTGGGTGATCTTGCTTTTGGAGGGAATACCTATACAGGTGTTGGTGATCTGCTAGGAATTAGCGAGATAAAAGAAACGTCTGATATGTCAGCCGCTGGCATTAACGTATCTCTTTCTGGTATCAAGTCGTCCTTTCTTGCAATCGCTAAAAACCACGAGTATCAAGGCAGACCGCTGACTGTTTTTCTTGGTGCGTTTAATTCAAGTGGTGCGCTCATAGCTGATCCAGTTATTCTGTTTTCTGGTTTTATGGACACAATGACAATCTCTGAAAATGGAGAATATTCAACACTTAAAGTCTCTGTTGAGAATAAGCTGATCGCCTTTGAACGATCTAAGGTTAGACGTTACACGGCAGAAGATCAAAAGATAGACCACCCAACAGACAAAGGATTTGAATTTGTTACAGCTATCGTTCAAAAAGAAATAATATGGGGGAGGCCATCAAACACAGCGGGCGGTGGTGGTACTGATGGCGATAATGATATTCCTACTTATTTAAAATAAATGAAAATAGCTCACGAATGTTTGGCGATGGTCAAAGAAGATATTAAGCCCCTAATAGAAAAGCACTGGGAATTAGTCGCTCTGAATCAAGGCAAGATTAAACTCAATCCTAATTGGGAAGAGTATGCAAAGCTCGATGCTGCTGGTACGTTGCGCGTCTTTACCGCAAGACAAGACGGTGAGCTTGTTGGTTATTGCGTCCTTATGGTTGGTCGGAGCGCCCATTATAAAGATCACATTTTTGCTAATAACGATGTCCTTTTTGTATTGCCTGATTCTAGGGCAGGGGCAACTGGCTACAAGCTAACCAAGTTTGCCGAAGATTACTGCCGAGACAATGGCATCTCATTACTTAACATAAACACTAAAGTGCATCTTCCTTTTGACAGCTTAATGCTCTCAATGGGGTTTGACTTAGTTGAACGCATTTACTCTAAATGCTTTAAGGATTAAAGAATGGCAATCGCATTAATTGCAGGATTGGCTTCAATGGCTTCCGCGTATGTTGTGGGTGGTATTGCTTGGTCGCTAACGGCTTTTGCTTTAGGCGCTGGCCTTTCTATGGTGTCTCGCGCACTAATGCCATCTTTAGACCTAAGCAGTCAGATGGGCGGTCGGACTGTTACCACTAGAGAAGCCGCGCATTCAAGAAAGATTGTTTATGGTCGTGCCAAGTTAGGCGGTAACATCGTTTATTTAGAATCAACAGGCACAGATAATAAATATCTATACCTGGTAGTAGTTGTTGCTGCTCATGAGATCGACGGCTTTGAAAGTGTTTTTTTTGGCGATGAAAAGATATTTGATGGCACTAACTTTTTAAACAGCTGGGGAACCTATGTTGATATTGGGTTTTTTAAAGGCGATCAAACAGCAGCAGATAACAGCAGAACAAACAACCTAGTCACAGCGTCCAGCAAATGGACTAACAACCACAAGCTTTTAGATACTGCATATATGGTGCTTAGG